GGTGCCGATCATGCTGCGGACAGTTGCCATGCTCAGGTCTTCAGGGACGCCATAACCCTCTGAGTTCCGGCCCTTGATTGTCTTGGAATCCATATTTGCCAGCTTGTCGTTGGAAATGCTCCCATCAGGGATAACTCCACTAGATGCTACATCTGCCCAAAACTTCGCCGAGAACCGCCCAGGTTCGACCTCGCCCTCTCCGTCCGACCAAGCCTCCGCTTTCTTCGCAAACTCCTCCGCGTCTGTCGCAGATCCGGATGCGGCAAGCGCATAGTCCCCTGCCAGTCCGGCCGACCCTGCCGCTCCGGCTGCGGACGCGGAGGCCGCTGATGCATACCCCTGTGCCTGCGTCACTGCCGTCGCCGCAGCCTCGTAATCCACTGAAATCTCGTCGATGGCATCCTGCACGTTCTCGGCAAGCAACCCGGACTCTGTTCCGTCGTAGGAAATCGCCGTGGCCGGGAGTCCCACCCACTCCGTCCCGCTCCAGTACGCCATTGTCCCTGAGGCGGAATTGATGAAAAACGCTCCCGCTGCTGGATTGCTCGGCGCGCTCGTCCCGAAGTAGAACCCCGTCCAACGCCACACCGATCCGTCGAACTGGCGGAGCACCGACGGGGACACGGACGTATCCAGCCAGTACTGTCCAGTGCTCGGGTCATCGCTCGGTGTCTCCGATGCAAAGAACGTCGCGATGGAGTTCAAGATTGTATAGATGTTGTTTATTTCTTCGTTGTACTTGTATGACGAGATCGGAATCTCGCCCTCAGATACGGTGTTTTTCCTGGATGCAATCGCCATTCACGATGTCACCTCCTCTGCCAGTCCCATCTGCGATCACCAAGACCAGTCACGTACACAAGCATGTCCAGCATCGAAACAGATGAATCGGTCGTGATCTGGAACTGGATATTGTCAGTTGCCTTCGAGACCTTTGCCTGCATCATCGATATTCCAGCCTGGTCCCAGCCAGTCCCATCGGAATCCCAAGCTGATTCGAGATCATCCCATCCACGAGGCTCCAATGCAGCTCGCTCGAATTTGATGGTGCGAAGGTACTTACTCCCGTAATCGCACCGAACGTCCAAATACACCGTTCCGCTTCTGCGCACTTCGAGAGCTAACATGAGCTTTTCTACGTATGCCCTTGCTGTGTCTCCACCAAGTGAGAATGTTTTTGTCCGGAAAACCTTGGAAAACTCATATCCATTAGTGCCATCAGATTGCGTTGCATCTCGGCTTGCATGTTCGTCAAGCCTCAATACCAACCCTGACCTCGTACCGAAATAAACCTCACCATTCATAGACAGAGCGCAGGACGCCTTTATATTCCCGCCGAGAACCATGCGATACCATCCCTCGACGCCACGGTGGATAATGTACACGTCCCCACTATTCATCACCATGAAGGACATCCACGTTCTGGCGTTGAACACGACCTGCTTCGGTATATCGTCATTCAGCCTAGGATTGACCTTCAGGCTCAGTGGTACAGTCCCCATGTTACCGACGGCATCAACCATCTGCAACGAATACACACCGCCATCGCCAGCAAAGAGAACATCATCGCCGGATTGAGCAACGCATCGAGGCGACCGACAAGAGACTCCCTCTGCAACGGGCTCACGTCTGAACGGATCACCCATGTCTCCTGACATCGTGCCAAGAATCTTGTGGATGGTATTTCTGCTTCCGCCCTTGAACACAATGAGCTGAGTCTTGAAATTGCAGATTCCGCTGACAGTTCCGCCGTCCTTCGTGTCGATGTTGAACGATCCGCCATTTAGACCTGGGTCAGTCCCAGTCCCATTCCAACCCCAATCTCTAGCGTCGTCAGCACCAGAAAACCAGACCTTACTCCCATCTCGTTCTCCGACCCATAACCTTCCAACACGAACAGCAAGCGCACAAGCAGCATCAGGCGCCGGATTTGACAACGCTCTTGCTGAAACGGTTTCAAGATACTGGTCTCCCTCTGTTCTATCCTCTGGGTCATGTGGCTCACCAGAGAGGTCAGAAGAAGAGACGACGTAAAAACGTTGTAGATTACCACCAGACGCGATATACAACTTCCCATAAAAAAGTGCTGCCGTTATGTCAGACGTAAGAGACGGAGACGTAAGCTCACCGACGAACATCGCTCCGCCACCTGGCTGTACCTTTGAGCATGGGATCGTGGACGGATCGGAGACAGCGATAAGCGTATGAGGTTCCTCATCTGATAGAACCCACCAGTCTCCAGCGTCGTCCATGTAATAGGATGTCGTTCCTGCTCTCCGAACGTTCTTCTCCTCTATCGTCTCCCACGAACCCCAAGTAACGCCTTCAACTAAACCCCATCTCGATTCCTTCGGAACCGTGTAACAGTAATTCCCAGCGAACACAACGAATAGCTCGCTGGGCGCATACCACTCGACCGCACGGATTGGAAGGATGTCGTTGCCAGACGTTGACAATCTGACCTTCGTCTGGGTCACATCCTCTCCATTCACAACGCGAATAGTTCCAGACTCCGAGAATGGGACTATCGTCATGACAGACGTGCCTGGCCGCGTCTCGAATCTGCCGTACTGAGACAGCCACCAATTGACTACCTCAGTGGCTTCGTCGTCAGCTATTTCATGGCTCGGCCTCGCATAGTTGATCCCCTTTATAGGAATCTGAATGCGGCCCTTAGCCACAGGAAACGCCTTTACTCCGCCAGATGAGATATTATCGCGAGGCATCGCTTACCACGGTCCTCTCCCAGCGAGAAGGCTCGGCACATACAATTCAAGCAGCCTCTCAAATTCGTTCGCATGACTCGACATGATTGACAGTTCGAGATCAGGCTTTCCACCGAGACGGTTATACGCTCTAGCAACAGTCCAGCTCACAAGCAGATCGCAGAACTGGGACGGAAGCGGAATCTCGTCGTCGGTGAGAGTAGTCGTGTCGTATCTGAGTTTTGGGGGTGACGGGATATAGGTGAAACAAAGTGTTCTTTCTTCCCTGGGGGTTGGGAAAACCAAAATGGAGGGGTATTCGATACTATTGACCAGTGTCCACCTGTCAGGATCACCAGCCATAGCAGCAGAGAAGGGAAACCTCTCTGGGCGGATATAGAGAAGCCGCCTCTCACCCTCCGAAAGCTCCATCGTAAGACTCAAGGCTCTTTGGATAGAGACGGCGTTGTTGCCTGGTGGCACCGTTTCCTCTCCCAAAAGAGAGACCTCGTTGACATTAGCAGGACACGTCAACGTCAACCTAGAAAAAAGGAAGGGAGCGCCAACCTCTGACGCTCTCCTCCACATCGCCTGAAACCCAGCATTGAGATACGAGACAAGCTCCGCGTTGCTCCACTCGCTAGGTATCGGCTCCGTCAGCTCCTGCCTCACACGTGTCAGGACATCGGAAACCCTCATTTGGCGACACCTCCGACCCTATTCTGCCGAGTCAGAATCGTCGCCAAGGAGTTTTGAAACAAGCACATCCTTCGGATCATTCTTAGAGTAGGGAATCTTTCTCTCAGCGCATAGCTTCTGGAGCTGGAATAATCCCTTTTCCGTAAGCTCTGACCTCGTGAAAGTCTGTTTACCGGCATTATCCAACAGAACAGCACCAGAAGGGACAGGAGGTGCATTGATCGCCATTTTAGCAGTAAGATCGCTAAGAATAGTAATCGCGAACCGAGGAACCCACGCAGACGGGCCTGAACTCTGTTGACCAGTGTCCTTATCCACAATCGGTTCACTGGGCCTGTACCTTCCCTTCGATTCGAGACACATCAGGTAAACGCCACGGACCCTCGTATCGACACCCATAGGAATCTCGACCCTGTTCCCATTGATCGTTACAGCCTGCTTCCGAAGCATCGGGTCTTCAACGTTCGTGACCCTGCACAAGTATTCGTGATCAGGACGCAATAGACTTTCCATATTTTTGATCCTCCTGTGTCAGAAGTATGGGCAGCGCAGAAAAACTACGCTGCCCAATCCAAGAACGACCTGGGAAACAGCTAAAACCTAGGTCTCTGCGGTCATTGTGAACGTCGCGCTTGCGACGCTCCACCCAGCGATTCCATCAGTATCCGGATCACTCACCGTCAGCGTCGCAGTCTCGGCATTCGCCCAACCAGTGCTCGCTTTAGTATACGATACAGTTACAGTATAGACGCCATTCGTCATGCTAGGCGTCGTGGAACTCGGCGTAATCGCAGCAGTTCCATTTGTAGATGTGTCGGCGATAGCGAGTTTGATAGGACCGTTATACTTGGTATAAACGTTACCCTCGTCGTCAACCAGCTTGATTGTTACAGTGTCCGTCGGAGGTGTCGCGCCATTCAGATCAGCAATTTTATGCGTTGCCGTCGAAGGCGTCACCAAAAAAGAAAGCTCCCCGCTAAAAACCTTTTCGAGAGCGTCCAACCGCTCAGTGATATTCTTTTCAAAATCCAACCACTCCTGATACTGGCGAATCAATTACGACACCTCCCTACTCAAGCACGCCGTGCTCGTAACGAACGAGACGGTCGTCATCCAGAATAAGAGACGCATACATGGCCTTCCAGCCAGCCGTACTTCTCTGGTTCAACGGGTCAGACGTGTCCGACGTGTCCGATTTGGAATGCAGCTTCAGGATAATCCCGGTAGAACCCTTATTCAGCGGGACCTCGGCATACGCATCCTGACCAAAGATGATCGTCTGGTAAATGTCAGTCTTTCCACCCGTAGCCTTCACTCCGGACGTGGCAGTTCCGCCAGCTCCAGCAATGATAGGCGCATTCGTGGTCAGAATGAATCGAATACCCCAACCAGCGCCGACCTCACCCTCGAAAACCTTCCTCTGGCTCGGATATTTCTCGATAGGGATGAACCCGGAACTCTCAAGAGCACGCAGCGACATTTCCAGGTCTGTATGACCGATGCAAATATAGCTCGGTGCGACAGGCACAGTGGAAATGCCCGTCGAGGGATCGATCATCGCAGTGATCTCCTCGACGTTCGCTCTCTTCAAGGTACGAACGATTTTCTTAAAGTCAGTGTCAGTCAGGTTTGACGTGACAGAATCTCTGGACAGAACAGAGCCTGCATAGAACTCGTTCGTGCCGGCAAGAAGCGAATCACGGAGCACCGTGTCCATCGTCAGACCAGCCTGCTTACCCAGCTTCTCGACGATCTTCGTCACTTCCGGATCAAGAGAAACAAGCTCGACAACATCACTAATTCCTGTCCAGCTCCCATACTGCGCGATGTCGGCAGAGACAGGCCGCTTGATGATACTCATCCCGACAGGTGTTACACCTTCCTTGAGCTGCGTTGTCGCAGCAGGCAGGTCCTCATACTTCTGGAAGTCAATCTTTTTACCGCTATTCGGTTTCATGTTTTCCTTGACCCCGTGGCGTCCATACACCAACTTGGGACCAAGCGCCTCGATATACAGCTTGGAATAAAATGCTGCCGCACGCGGCGACAGTGTTGCAGTTGTCATAATAGCCAAGATTATCCACGTCCTTTCGTCGTTATCTCAATTTTTTTTGTCGTTGAAATGCGTCACCTGACCATCCCTGCTTTTACCCGTTCTGCGAGTTTCATAAACTCGTCACTGCTAAGGGCCTCAAGGTCAGAAATAACCTGCGCGTCAATGTCGTTGCTCTTCCGCTTCTGGACTCCACCACGCCGTGATGCACTTTCCGCGTGTGGAGGTGTTGACGGAGGAGGCACAGCCCTTCCGGAATACCCAGAAACATTCGATGAACCATGAGACTGCTGTTGCTTCTGCTGCTGGTGCAACCCACGAATCGCAATGGCCTTTCCTCGGAGATCGTTATACAAATACAGGAATGCCTGCGGATCGGAATCAGCAGCTTTAGCGACCGCTGCCGGGATCAGCCCATTCTGGAGCCCATGCCTCAGGAGCAGCATAACATCTGGGAAATGCGGGTCTTTCTTCGCTTCTTCAACAAGCCTCGCTCTGAGTGCGGCAGTCCGTGCCTCTTCGAGACTTCTCGCTGCTGCCTCTTCAGCTTTCGCTGCCGCAATCGCATCTGCCCTCCGCATAACCTCTTCGGATATGCGCTTCGTGTACGCCTCGTACGTTTCATCGTCACGCATAACGAAAATATCTTCAGGCTGGTCGTTCTTTCCACTCTCTTGACGGTTATCAATTGGCTGCGGAGGCTGACCACCTTGCATTCTCCGGATCAGCTCATCCCGTAGATCACCATGTGCCTCAAGCGCGGAAATGATCTTCCAAAACCTTGACAGAGCCTGCGTTTTCTGCGTGTAGTCGAGTCCCTTCGACGCAAGCTCATAGAGCATCGAAGGGTCACGAATTTCGACAGTGTTGCCACGGTGTTTCAACACCATAAGCGGCTTGTCCTGCTGGGTGTCAGCGGTCTGCGCATCACTCACCTGCTGGTCATTCGCTCCATCTACGCTAGAGGATTGGTCATCGCCCTGATCCTGCGTGTCAACCTGCCGTTCATCGCTGACACCGTTAGAATCGTCGTCTGTCTGCTCGATAAGTTTTTTCTCGTCGTACCCAGCCGTGAACCACTCAGGAGGTTCATTGCCTCCGAGAAGCGCTGCTTTCTCTCTGGCAAATTCCTCGTCACTCATGACATACTGGTCAGACTCTTGCTCCTGCAAGTTGGTCTTCCCTTCCTGATTTGCTTCCACAATCATACACCTCCATCGACATACAAACCGACGGTCCTATGACAATGCAGAGCGAAGATGGAGAAACCAATTCCTTCGCCCTGACATCGAAGGCTTGCGTGCGGCTAAGAAACAAGAAAGACGTAGCGGCTCCGGCTACCGGTTGACCACTACATCCTCCAGCCACGAAATAAAGTTTCTGACGCCCTGACACCGTACCAACGCATGTAACGTCTCAGCGTCATGCGCATCGTACGCAAGAACACCTCCAAGAGCGACAGAAAGCCAATGCTCTGCAAGTGTCCTGACAGCCCGTACATCGACCCTGTCGATGGCAACGTGGAGATCGGCAATATCGATCTCCCTCGGGGCTATCTGCCTCTCATCCGGAACGAATTGATTCATTCACGCTTCCCCCTTCGATTCCTACATCCCCATTCCACCGCCCTGACCTGGCGGAACCTCCATCTGTGGCAATACCCCTCCACCTACAGGGACTACACCCTGCTGAGGCTGTTGAGGAAATGGCTGCGGTTGCGGCTGTGAAGGCTGCTGACTTGGATGCGTCTGCGGTTGTGCCGCCCCAATAGCGGCCTGCAACTGACGATCCTGCATTGCCTGTTTCGCTGCCTGCTGTACTAGAGGGTGGCTCAGAATCGATTGGGCCTGCTGATTCTGCATTGCCTGAACTTGTAACTGCTGCTGCATCATCATGAGCTGTTCCTGGAGCGTCTTGATAAAATTAGGATCACTCAACAGCTTCGAGTGGTCCTTAAAACCCCAAAGCTCCATCAACCTCTTCATCAGCTCGTAGAGATTGTCCGGAGTCATGACCCCATTCTGGAGCAACGGTGCAAGAAGCTGTAAGAGCTGGATGAGCTGACCCTGGACCCTCTCGCTCTTTCCTGCCGCAACACCACAGGAAACAAGAATGTCCATATTCCCACTCACATCATCACGAGATACACGGATAGGCTCACCATAGAGCCTCACAACGTAATCATGAGGCATAAATTGCCTCAAAAGCGCCAAACACTGCGTAAACACCTTCTGCCATCCCTCTGCAAACATCCTTGCGATAAGCTCGATTCTTGCCTGAGAGGCACCAAGGATTGCTGTTATTCCCGTAGCCGTTTTGTTAAGCGATTGAGCGTCGAGACCCTGGTTGTACCTCGTGACACCAGTCCTTTGCTCAGCCATAGCCTGCATAAACTCGACAAACTGGAACGCCCAGGGATGGAGCGGCTGCGGCGTAATCTGTCTGATCCCATTAATGTTGTCAGTTCGAACAATACGGCCAGGACGAGGATTCAGAACAGCAGCCATCTCGACCCTGGCATTCCGTTCAATCAGCCACATCTGGTTGTTCTGATAACTGAAATTGTCGAGAATCTGGCGGATTACGCTCGTCTTGATCTTCTGGATGTCCCCGAGAATGTCCGCCAGCGAAATCCCCTCGAACTTGTGAAGGTCAGGAATCGGAACCAGAGCGATAAATGGTGGCTGTCCGTGATCATACGGGTTCGGCTCACACCGCAACACAACATCCTCCGCTACCACGATCACGTATGGCTCCAACATCCCAGAATCGTTCGGATCGAACAATCCCCACCACTCAAAAACTTCGACAACACGACGACCAAGCTGCTGATCCTGGTTGTCTTGGTGAATCCACGGGACATTTCTGTTGTCCTCGGCGTATCTCGCCTGCTTCTCAATCCCTGCAGCGTCAGAGGCTATGCGGCTTTGGATGTTATTAATAACCTGATCCACATTCTTGTAAACTCCATCGATCTCCATCCGCTTCAAATAATCGACAGTCCGAAATACGCGATGGATAACAAAATGCGCGTCCTCGATGTTCTCCGCAGTAGGATCATATAGAAAATCCTCAGGAGGCACGACATCGATAGTGAACCCAGAATAATCCTCGACCAGTTGTGTCCCAACGACATCCCTGTATATTTTCCGCTCCGGCAGACTCTTCACAGCCTCAGCCATGAGAGCTTCCCTCTCCTCAGGAGGCATGTCAGGAGGTATCTGCTGCGCTAGCGGTGTCATGATCTGCGAGAACTCCTCCGGACTGTACGGTACAACATCCTCGGAGAATGACTTGATCTTCACGTCCGGATTTGCCTTCAGTGCATCAAATTCCTCTTGCGTCAAAACTTGTTCGACAAACCGAGACCGCTTAAACTCCGTTTTCCACCCAGTCTTGATGAACGCAGCGGAATAGACCAGAGCACTCTTCATAGCGTGCATGGCTTTCGTAAACCCATTTCCACGACGCATAAACATGTAGTTCATTAGCTCTGCCGTCTTCTCCGCCGCTTCTTCGTCTTCCGGCCCTATACCAACAGCACTCACAATGTCCGAAGAGAAGAAGATTCTCGCCAGCGACGGCAGTATCCATTCAATCGCGTCCATAGTGTCGGTGCTGACTATCTTCGATCTACCATCGTCTTCACGGAGCTGCTGCGCCTCGTAATCGTCACTCGCAACCATCCCAGGTTCGAGGTGCTTTCCTCGATAAAGCTGGTACCACTCTTCGCGTGATGGCCTCAGTTCCTCCTGAAGACGCTTCGCAGCATCAAAATCCTTCTCGAATACATCGAGAGCACGATCAAAAAGGTCATCTTCTGAGTCTGACTGCCGTTCTTCAGATGACGACGCAGTGGCAGCCGAACTATCCGGAATTTCCTCTACGTTGGAGGCCCACTCTTCAGGACCATATCCCCTATTCGCAGCATCGCCAGCTAGACGAGCCAACATGCGCACACCTCCATCTCATGGACTAAAAAACATCCCTTCTCCGGTACCGCAGCGGCTCATCTATCTCCCCATTGATCGAAGCATCTCCGACCACCATAGACGCCATATACCCAAGACAATCCGCTATGTGCGAATAATCATCCTTGATCGGTTCATTGGAATACGCACCATTGGAATACTGACGACGACGATAACCACCAGAAAGCGCCGCTATCAGCAACGAACACCTCGGATCGATCAACAACATCGGCTTTCCGTCTTGCGTCGTTGTCGTCAACAGCTTCCGAACCGCTTCCCACCTCGCCACATCAGAAACAGGCCCAGGTGTCACGTAGATGTTATACTCCGTCCTCAGTATCTCATAACACGTCTTCTCGTCAGTCTGCGACCTTGTATTCCCCGCAGGATCACCAATATCCCTGTACCTGACACCCTCGCCATAGAACGCAAAGGATTCAGCCACCACCGGCTTCCCATGCGCCAATATCCCCGAATCCCAAGACTGTAATTCCATCTGGATCAAGAGCTGCCCTTTCGCCGAGACCTGACCCCATAACGTCGCAGGTGTCAACCCAAAATCCCAGCCTCGTAATACCGGCTTCCCCTTGATCGGATCGAGCTCCGTGGAAGAGACATGATAATCCAGCCGAAATTCCGGATACCACGCCTTCCCCTTCGGAACATTGAAATTGATCTCCATCTCCTGCTCCCACTGAGCATCTGTCATTCCACGCTTCTCTTCCTCTATCCACGAAGGATCACGCTTCTCAGGATCAGCAGTGTAATGAATGCGTATAACATCTATCCCATCCCTCGTCGTCCACTTCTGTACACCCACTTCGGGTACACCAAGCGGCTCTGTCAACGGAATCCCAAACTCACCGTAATCACCGAAGGCTATCATCGACGCATCCATCTATCACACCAACCAATCACTACGGGATGCTCAGTAAAACAACACTAACCGTTGTCACTCTTTCCATCGTTCCCATCAGACGACGGCCTGAGTACACCATCGCTCCCGACAATAAACGACGAGTCCACATACGACAGAAAAGATTGAAATGGAAAAATAACAAGTGTAGCCCTGGGAAGGAGGGGGAACCAGGGCTACACCGGCACAGACTCGTTTCGCCCTATACTACCGGCATCCGCTCTGTGCACACGGCAACTCTATCCACTTTTCGCCCATAACTCATTCCACTTGCGCAATAACTCCACGTTGTCGCGAATGAACGAGGCAAATTGGTGCGCCATCACGCTAACAAATCTCTCTTCATCATCTTCACACTTAAACACACCACTCAACCTTGCGCAGTTGATCATCGCATGAATGCACTCGTGAAGAACCTCTATAACTTTCCGCTGATCAGGTAACGTCGCATCTACTATAATCTCGCCACTGTTGTGATTGATGATCCCCAATGTCTGATGGCTCTTGAGCAACTCACCATCATACGATAGAGAAAAATCCACACCACCGATGCGTATAGAAGAGGTCAATCAGATTCCTCCCTCAATGCCGCGTGTCGTCCCTTAACCGCCCCTCGACTACCCTCGAAAAGAACCCAGGACCAGCAGACGATACCAACGTGATCCGACCACCACCCTGAATAGTCGGCCTCAATGATGTCCACGTGTCCTCCGCCTGATCCCAAGAACGCACCTCATCGCACAAAATCGCCGTCGCAGTGTACTGACGCAACTGCTCCGACCCTTGTCCTACAGGTATCACCTGCGAACCGTTCGAGAACAGCAAAGCACCATCCTTCGTCCGCACTTCAGGCCAATCCAATACGTCCGGCAGATGACGATAGATATAAAGCATCCGCGTCTCACCAAGCAAATACTCAGAGTCCTCCCGCTTCTTGGACTGCACAAACACCGCAACACGCTCATTGAAAATCGCAAGATGCAAATGCAACGCCAACATCAACCACGTCATCATCATGCGACGCGATTTCGGTATCGCCAATATCCGACCCTTCGACCGCGACCACTGCTAACCACATACCGCAGGATACTCCAAGCGCGGCACCCTCTTGGAACGCCCCTCGTCCGCCTCATCCACCGTCTCAACACAATCACATATCCACGACCACGGATACTCAGACCATAGCGCATTCATCAACACCGCGTCACGGACTGATAACCTGTGGCGCTTTGCTTTGCTAAAGCTCGTTCCAGAAGTTTGTGGCAAATTTTTTACCTCCCTCCCGTGGCGCGGCGGAAACGAATTTTACCCCCTCCCCGGTCCCCTTTGGGTATACCCCCCGCCCCTACCCATGCCACGGTATAACTGCGACGCACTATACGAAAATCCATCGAGGTTGTATACGGTAACGTTTTGCAGTGCTATAAAAAATAAACTTCAGTTTAAGTGTAATCGTTGTAAGAATCGCTGAGGATCGTTACACCGCAAGGAATCACGCGATTGTACTACATGAATACACTGCGCAACATAAGAAGCCTTATAGGACACATGACATCTGCGCAGTGCAGAAAAAGAAACTATCCGCCGTCTGAAGCTCTGGAAGGGAGTGATGAAAGAATATACGCATCGGCAACATCGTCCGGGACATCGTCGGAGAGACGTGAAAGCGCGGAAAGCGCCATGCGGCGCACATCCGGAGGGAGGACGCCATGGATGTTGATCGTCTCGATCTCGCACTCTGCCTTATCCCGGATCACGCCAGAAATGCGCCCGAGCAGCTCAATAGCGCGGATGCGAGCAGAGTGTTGTGATCCTGGTCCCTCTCGTTCCGCCTCGATTCGCAGCCGCGAAATGATATACTCCGGCGTTATGGTTGTTTCACTAGTTGCAGTACTCTTATATTTATCTATCGCAGCTTTGATGTCGTCACGCTGCATCAATGTATCGGCAATGTGGGACGAGACAAACGGGGAAAAGCCCGCACCACGAGCGGCAGCCTCAGGATGTTCACCTCGCGCGACCCGGCGTGCAAACTCCAGTTCGCGGGCGGCAACGTACCCTATATTCCCTTCTATCTCTGCATCTTCTATTATATCTACAACCATTATTTATCCCCTCTCTTTTTTTTAAAAACATTTTCCTTGAGGGATAAACCTTCTTTTTTTCAGGAGCTTTTAGATGATACTCTTTACACTCTTTTGTAATTAAAATAGTGGTTATATATAGGCAAAATAAAAAGCGCAAGGCATAAAGCCTTTGCGCTTTTATTTTTCACTTGTGATATATATATTTTTTAAAGCCCTGTTTTTAAAGACTTGTTTTTAAAGACTTTGTCTCTTGTCTCTGTCTCTGTATCTGTCTCTGTATCTGTATCTGTATCTGGAAGGGAGGGGGTGCAGGGGGAGGGAAACCAAATCCACACTCCTCCATGGTCTCATTTTACGTTCGGAAGCGATGCTTTGTCAAGTGCCTGCATCCCTGACTATTGCTGACCAAAGCCCTTTTTTTCGCGTTTCAATCGTAATTTCACATGTCCAAGCCGATAATATCATTCAGAGTCTTAAAAAACGCCCTTACATTTCCTCAATTAATGTAGCTTTTTCGACAATTTCGAGCTGTTTTTCCTCTCTCCCAAGCCCTTTTTTCCTCTCTCGAGCCTGAATTGTATAGAATCGCACATAAATTTTACACAACGGATAATGTGACACGTAAATTGTACGAGTTTGTCAAAACATTCCAGCAGCCTAACTTTTTTCCGTAAACAGTAATCATTTCAAGAAATGCGAAAAAATCAGTAATTTTACCTAGAAAGATGGGACCTAGGAACTATACGCATTTTCCGTAACTTATTAAGCGACGGTTACCAAGAAGAAGAATTGTCTATACAATTATCCCCGAAAACCTCCATAAAGATGAGTCTCCAGCACTATTGCATCGCTCCCAAAAATGATCCTATGGTCCTACGTTTGCCCTCAAAGATGATCCTCCAGACCTATTGCAATATTTTGAGGCGCATTGTAGACTATGACCATCAACCGACAGAAGGAACCTTGAAACTTGAAAAAGGAACATGCCTCCCTGGCGAAGAGGACTACCGGAGGGGGTCGAGCGCGAGCCAGAGTATCGGCGGAGACCGCGACGACGGCCTGAAACCCGAAGGAGAACGCACCCAGGAGGCATCATAGCCCCGTCGAAAGACGGGGAGAAAAGATGGACCGCGAAAGCCACCACCTCCTCGCGGTGCGGTCCGGGGTCCCCGCAAAGAGGGGACGCGAAGTGTGGCATAAAATCCTTGGAAGGGGGATGGAGGAATGACAAATCTGGAAAAATTGCAATGCATGTGGAAAAAACGGGACTATGAGGGCATCATACGCATACTGCGGAAGCGGTATCCACGCATCAACGAGGGTCCCCTCATCGAAGAGAACCAGGGAATCTCGCCCAAGGAGTATATGTACTATGATCTGAGTATCACGAGGGCGAGACGATACGTCTGGGGAGGTGTTGGAAATGACGTATACGTATAGGGAAATCCTGGGGTCGCTAAGACCCTGGGCGAGCGAGTACTCCGAAAAGGAGTACTCAGACGCGCTTTTTCTCGTCGGTCAGTGGACCGACGAGAATGGGAACCGGGCGGTATCCTTTCCGGATGCCGCCCCCCTCTCCGGGTACGATCCGGAGAGAGAATATATCCTGGATGACCTTCTGTTCAGGAATGGATTGTGAGTGCAGAATCGAAGGGGGGAATTGCAATGATAGTGAATCTCACTCAGCACGTCGCCACGGAGGACCAGCGCGCCGCTGGGGTTTTCGAGCCCAGCGGAAAGGAGGAGGTGCAGCGGCTTCTGACCTTCGAGACGCTTCCTTCTCCCGAAGAGGTCCGCCGCAGGGCGGCGGCACTCGCGCAGATCGCGGAGGAGAGCGGGGCGACGGAGGCAATGATCGGAGGGGCGCCGTTTCTCATGGCGCCCCTGGAAGAAATGTTAATGGGGCGAGGCATCACCCCGCTCTATGCCTTTTCCCGTCGGGAGACCACAGAGGAAATGCTCCCCGACGGGAATGTCCGGAAGACCTGCGTCTTCCGCCATGCGGGGTTTGTCCCCGCAGTGGAGTAAAGGCCGAAACGAGGGAGCTTACGCTCCCTCGTCTGCCCGTCATGCGGGCACTGACGAGGCCGCTCCCCACGGGGAGCACGGGGAGCACAGGGAGCACAGGGAGCACGGGGAGCACGGGGAGCAGGGGAGCCCTCCCAAGAGGGCGGAAGGGGGAACGAAAGATGAAGCGCGTGACCGTAGAGGACGTTATGAAGTGGGAACCTTGCCTTGACTACCCACGCGAACGAGTGGAGGAGCTGTTCGCCGGGAGG